GGTAAAACAAGCGGCCTACTTGATCGTTGCTGAGATGTATGAACAAAGGGAGAACAGATCACAGAACGTAGCTGTCTTCCGTCGATCAGCTGACTTATTACTTGACGCTGAATCCTTATTGCTATGATATATGCGAACGCATTAAGTCAACAGATTGCTATTGGAGCAATGGACGAGAAACTGACGCTTAAGGTGCGCGGTGCTGAGACTACTAACGACCTTGGGGAAGTAACGGCGGTCACAACTGTAGACACTACGCTAGCGTGTCACGTAATAGACATGGTGCGCGATGAGGAGGATGTGAACGACAAGCAGACAGTAATGGATTACAGAGAGTTCGTTTGTCGGTATAAGTTGTGCGACGTTGAGGATCAGGTAGTGTACGATGGATCGACATACGACATTGTGCGTGTAGAATCGATGGGGAGAAAAAGGTATATGAAGTTGAAATGTAAACTAGTGAAGTAATGGCGCGATACAACCCAGTCCCTGAACAGATACAAGAAGTGGTTAAGAACCTTGAAAAGATGCTTCAAAAGTATAACACGGCCATCAGTCAAAAAACAATACTTAAAAAAGCAGGAAGGCCAGCATTGACTGGTATAAGGAACGCAGCAGCTGAAATAAAAGATACAGGAGCTTTGATGAGGTCTGCCGAGTGGATAAAAACAAAATCTAAACGCAGTGTAATGGCTGGATTTAATTATAGAAAGGGCGGTTCTCATGCGCATTTGGTAGAGTTTGGATTTATTACAAGAAACGGGAAAAGGGTAAAAGGTAGGCCAATTGTTAAGGAAACATTTGAAGCTACGAAGGACCAGGTGCTTCAAAACTTGATTGAAGAAATGAAGAAAACACAGGCGACAATCGAAAGACAGATAGCAAGATGACAGGCGACGTATCTATATATAATCTTTTGAACGATGAATTGGGCAATGTCTACTTCAACAAGTTCGCGCAGTCTGTCAAGTTGGACGAGCCTACGCCAAAGATACTGATCAAGAACATTACTCACAACAACGCCGGAAGCAAAGATAAACTGGGCCGTGATGAATTCACCTACAGGATTGAAATAATAGGGACGAATTACATGAACATTAGCGATACGGCAGATGACGTGCGCGATTTGATGGTAAACCATACAGATGAGGCGGTATATTTAATTGATTACGATACGGCAATTTATGATACCAATGAAACTGCCGAAATACATAGAATAATACAAGATTATAGGGTCTTCGTAAATGAAATCAATGTTAGTTAAAGTTGTATATTTGAAGGATCATTCAGGGTATAAGAAAGGTCAGGAATGGGCAATGCTACTGAACTACGCGGAAAGATTCCAGCGTGAAGGTGTTGTAAGGATAGTCGACGGAAACGTAGATAGATGGATAGTTAAACCAGATCCTGAAGTAGAAGAGATTGAGGATAATGAACCAACACAAGAAATCAACAAAACAGAATATAATATTATAGAAAGATTAATTAACAATATAAAATAGATAAAAAATGGCAACTACCGGAATAGTTAATGGTCACTACCTCAGATTTTTTGATGGCGGGGTGGCGATTGCGCGAGCTACTGAATGTACGATAAGTTTCTCCATGAGTAGCCGCAGCACGGCCAGCAAAGATAGTGCAGGCGATGGGTCAGGATGGCGTGAAATTTCCGCAGGCGAGAAGTCAGGAAGTGGATCAACATCAGGACTGTATGCGGAGGATGCAAACTCATTTGCAACTTTGTATGACAAATTCATAGACGGTACATCATGTGCGCTAACATTCACAACTGGGGAAAGCGGCGATGATGTCTACTACGCAACTGCCTATATTACCTCAATGGAATTGAACGCGGTCAACAACGAAAATGTGACCTACAGTATCAGTTTTGAATTTTCAGGCGAAGTAGTAAGATCATAAGATTATGGTAGTAATCAACTCAGTAAAACACCACCCACGGATCAAGAATTCAACGCTGTTGCTGTTCGCCGCAGCTGAAGGAATAGATCTCGGAAAAATTGACAAGGTACTTGCCTCGTTCAATTACGACATCGCAGTTAAGTTATTTGTGTTTGCTGTCCAAAAGGAGGGCGGCAACCTTACAGCTGAGGAAGTACACGACGAAGTAGATAGACGCATTGATTGCTTCACGGAACTGATGACCTACGTAGCGACTCAGTTGAATCCGGATGGAGTGGGGGAGCAGAAGCCGGGACAGCCCGGCAAGAAGAAGACGGCTGCCTAAGTTTTGGAATGATACGCTCGAGGGCATTCTATTACGGGATGTCCTTGAGCGATTTTTACGAAGCAACACTTGGCGAAGTCTTTGAGTATATTCATTCGCGCGGTCAGTACGAGAAACTGAAGATGGAAAATGAATGGAAAGTGATGAGATGGCAGTCTACCTTAATCCTTAACTTGATGAGCAGCAAAGGCAAGACGTACAAGCCGGAAGATCTATTCACATTCGATGACGAGTACACCAGGCCTAAGATCGCGCCTGACTCTCCGGAAGCTGAGGCGGTTTTCAAAAAAATGGAAGAAAAATATCAAGCAAGATGGCAGTCAAGATTGGAGACGTAACTATACGAATAGGGGCAAGTACAACCGAGTTAGAGAAAGACCTGCGAAAAGCGGAACGTGCGCTCCAAGCTACGGCGCAGAAGTTTACTGCAATCGGTCAGAATATGACTATCGGATTGACTGCGCCATTGATTGCGTTCGGTGCTGCGTCAACTGTCGCGTTTGCTGACTTCGAAAGACTGAGTAAATCACTAGAGGCTGTCATGGGTGACGCTGAAGGTGCCGCAGTAGAATTTGAAAAACTTCGTAAAGTAGCTGAAGCTCCGGGACTCGCGTTGCCACAAGTAGTAAGTGCGTCTGCTAAGTTACAGGCGGTCGGTCTATCCGCTGATGATGCGCGCAAAACAATTGCCGAATTTGGGAACGCCGTAGCGCGGTCTGGCGGTGGAGCGGAACAGTTTGACGGTGCAGTTTTGGCATTAACTCAGATCGCGTCTAAGGGTAAAATTTCCGCCGAAGAAATCAATCAGTTAGGTGAGCGTATCTTTGAGATTCGACCGGCATTGGAAGCTGCCTTTGGTACTGCAAATTCTGAAGAATTACAAAAGTTAGGAATATCAGCAGAAGAATTTATTGCTAAAACGACAGCCGAACTATCTAAATTGCAACGGGTAGAAGGTGGCTTATCAAACTCATTTGAAAATTTCAGGGATTCAATTACGGCGTCATTGTCTACGCTTGGTGAATCAATCAGCAAGGCTGTAGATTTACCAAAATTGTTGGATTCAATATCGTCTTCAATCAATAGTGCGGTCGCATCGTTTAAAAACTTAAGCCCCGAAGTACAGAGGTTCCTAGTCATTGGTGCTGGCATCGTTGCCGCACTTGGTCCCGCAATTTTGATTTTCGGAAAAATACAACTTGCGATTGGAACTTTGCAAATAGCATTTGTAAAGTTGAGCGCACTCCTGGCGTCTGGCGGCGGGTTGGGTGCTGCATTTGCAGCATTGACTGGTCCCGTTGCTGTGGCTGTCGCAGCTGTGGCGGCGTCTGTTTATTTAATATACAAAAATTGGGAACTAGTTAAAAGGTCACTAGTTGATGTAATTAACTATTTCATCGACTTGTATAATGAGTCTATAATAGTCCAGGCAGCCGTTCAGTACGTAATCACTACCTTTAAAAATTTGGCGGCAACGGTAAAACTTGCCGTCAACATATCGATCAATATTCTAAAGGGTCTATTTAAGTTTATTATAGACAACTTTAAAAATGCTGGTGCATTAATTAAGGCGGTATTGACTGGAGATTTTGCCGCCGTCCCTGATATAATTACAAATGCATATAAGACTGCCTTTTCAAACGTAAAGGACATAGCGACCGATAGCCTAGAAGACATAAAGGATTACGGTAACCAGGTAGGAAACAATATAGTCGATGGGGTAAGTGCTGTTTTACGAGGTAAAAAAATACAGGGCATTACGGCTGATGATATTTTTGGAAGCGATGAGGAGAAAGAAGTAAAGGATAGGGTAAATAGTATTATATCACCAACTGGAGATTTTGAACGTACGGCCAAATCAAAAGTAAAGCCGGAGAAACGTAAGTCATTAGATACGTCTTCTTTGGAAGAGACTATACAAAAGTTTGCGGAAGCTAGGCAGCAATTAAACGAAAACATACAGACTGCCGTTGGAAAACAAAAGGCGTTCAAAGATATTGAGGACATCGAGAAGCGTCTGGTTGATGCAGCCGCGAAGAAATTGCCCCCATTAGAACTAAAGGTACAGGCTGATACTTCCGGTATCGGGAATTTCACTGAGTCGTTAAAATCTAAGGCAGCGGGTTTGGTAGAAAAATTTGAAGGTATTGCTAGTGCTGCGAGTAATTTAGGAAACTCATTTTTTAGTACAATATCAAAAGGATTCGACAACAGGGAACAAAGACTTGATGACTATTATAGTAAAGAAAAATCAAACATTGAAAACTCATATCTAACTGAAGAGGAAAAGGCTAATAGGATCTCTGCGTTAGATGAGCGCACTAACCAGCAAAGAAAAAGAATTGCGAGAGATCGCGCCAAAGCAGATAAGGCACAGGCTATTTTTTCGGCAACAATCAACGGAGCGTTGGCGACATTGAAGGCGTTTGCTGAAGGTGGGCCAATACTTGCCGCAATTACCGGAGCGTTGGTAGCCGCTCAAATAGCAGCCATCGTTGCCCAACCACTCCCATCTCTTTCTATCGGGACCGACATGGTAAAGCGTGACGGGATGGCGATGATCCACAAGGGAGAAGCTATCGTGCCAGCAAGCGTAGTAAAGGGAGGGTTCACT